GTAAGTCCAGCGCTGTTCCACTGATATTGAACATAGTTTGGATTTTGTTTGTCTTCGCCTTCTAATCTCTGTACTTCTTTTGGAGGAAGACCAATTACTTGCTTTACACCTAATTTGTCATCAATGTCTAAGTAAAGATAGAAATCTCCATACTTACACATTGTTCTTGCCCAACCAAAAAGGTTATAATTGATATTTAGAATTTGCTCGAAAAGAACATCTAGAATGCCTTTAATTTCTTCGTTGGAAGACTTAATTGAAAGCATTTTGTGAAAGCTGTTGAAGGTTGTCATTTCATCAGCATGGATATCTAAGGCTGACGCAATCTCTGGTGTGTATTCCATTTGCTCAAAGTCGTTGTATCTTTGTACGCGGCTTTGAGCACCCATTGTGTAAGATGAAAGAGAATTGAAAGGATTGTAGTCTAGGCGCTCAAACTTCTGTCCAGCGACATCGTTAAAAGTTGTAGCATATTTTTCTAGTTTTCTTCTTCTGAGTTGTCTAGTGTTCTGTGAACGATAATTGATAATTGGTCCTGAGAACAGCTTTGTTAATCTTTTAAATAAAACTGAATCAGAATTCTTAGTGTTTTTACTATTATTATCGGCCATGCTCTATCCTTTTAAAACCCACATATATGGTTTTAAGTTGCTCTTTTCATCTATCGCCATTTCAAATGTACTTTTTTTCCTTTGATCTGGCGTATTTGTATTTAGTGTCGTATTAGTAAGTATTATACTGTTCAAGAAAGCTTTTTTATATTCCACGTCTTTTTGGTTTTCTATAATCGCTGTATCTCTTACCCAACAGCCAATAGCTGCAGCCATAACCAAATCATCGTTATATCCACGCTGCGCTTCTGGTCTTCCATTCTTCCAAATAAACGTGTCTAACTCGTTTGCTAAACGCTTAGAATAAATAGTCAAAACTTTATTTCTTATGAACTCTTCGAACTTGGCAATGATTAGAGGTCTTGTTTTTAAAGACGTTGTAAAACCAGGAACAACAGATGAATCTCCCAAGGCAGCGTATTGCTCTACATACTGGTGAGTTCCTTTCTTGCTGTGATATATGTTCTTATAGCCTTTTTCTAAAAGCTTCTCTAAAACGTGGAAGCCCACATTGTTGTTCTCAACGACAATCATTGCTTCTTTGTATTCGTTACCGGTTGTAAAAAGAATTTCTGAGAAAAGATCGGATGTTGGCTTACCTTTATACTCTGCGACTATCTCCATCGTTTGAAGTTTGAAAACGTGGAATGTACTTGAATCTGCGCCATCACCTCTTGCAACGTCTGCAACCAATAGATATCCGTGATCTTCTTGTGCTTCTTCCCAAATCCAAGTATTTCTATCAAAACCAACTCTATACTTTGGCTCAACTAATCCTTCTTTTATTCTTACAATATCATCGCCATGAATAACTGTATCACCGGAAGTATTGAAGTTGCATTCATACTCTTGAGCAATCTGACGACGAGACATGTTTTTCGTCTCAGTTTTAAACCATTCCTCATCTCTGTCAGGGTGTACGTCCCATGGGAGATTTACTGGAAGGAACTCGTTATCACCGCTCTCAGCGCCTACAAATGTCTCATGAAACCAATCTCCTACACCATTTGGAGTTGAAATAGCGATACAACGTCCACCAGTTGAGATTGTAGGATAAAGACCGGTCCATAGCTCATCTAAACCGTCAATGTGCGCGGCCTCATCAATAACCAGAAGTGATAGCGCTTCTGAACGACCAGCATCGCCTGAAGTTGAAGAGGCTTTTACTTGACTTCCATTTGTCAACTCAATACTGTTTTTATTGTCTACACTGAAGTTTGCAATCTTAAGCCAAGGAGGTAAGTTCTTTAGAATGGTTTTCACTTTCTTAACCAAGTTTGCTGCAGTTTGTAGTTTTGTTGCAACAATGAGAACGTTTTTGTCTCTATGAAAAAGAACAAGCCATGCCACGTAAGCAGCGGTAATAGTAGAAATACCTAACTGTCTTGCCTTTAGTACAACAATAAAACGGTGCATAGCAAGATCATCTACCAATTCTGATTGAAAATCATATGTTTTAAACGGAATTAGACCTTTACCCGGATGTGGGATCTTACAATAGGTATTAATAAAGTAAACGGGCTTCTTGCCTGATTTGACAATTTCCTTTACTATTTTGTCTTTTGTTAGTTTGTAAGCCATTAATCATTTTTTCTAGTTACATTCTGTGGCTTCTTGTTGGAAGACTGATCAAGAAACTTTTTAAAGTTGTCTTCTAGTCGATCTTCGGAAGGCTCACCAACTGGAATTACATCCTTCATGTTTCCAATCTTGTAACTCTTTTGGCACTGTACCCAAGTTCTAATCTTGGACATGTTCTGCAAATGAATATCGCATGGACCCATTGGAGAAAGAGTTAAAGTTTCATCATTGATATTTTTATATTCTTTCTTGAGATACTTTACAATATCCTTGAATGTTGACTCCATCTCATCGCCAAGCTTTGAATTATGGAAAGTCTTAATTGGCATTTCAGATTGATAAGAAACAATTAATACTGGACCGGCGATTCTAACTTTAAAGCCGTCCATGACTCTGGAATCAGTGATAACACAGCCTTCTTCTCTCTTAAGGCCGATAAGGTCGTCTTTGCCATCTGTTCGATAGCGGCCCTTGTGATTTCCATCATAAGCATTTGCTGCTGCTTGGTTGATTCCTCTAACAATATCATAAACTGTAGCCATTAATTTTGCTCCTTATTGGGTCGCCAGCCTTTTAACCATCTTTCTTCTCTACCTTCAATCCATTGAATGTAGCATTTTTCACAACATTCAAATTTGTTCATATAGAGATCATCTTTACCAGAGAAAGAATAAGTATTGCACACTGGGCAAACTCTATTTATTTCTTTATTAATTAGATTTCTAGTGATGAAAAAGCCGTCTTTGTTTATTTTGTCTTCTTCTTGCCTGGATTCTTCAGAATAAAATTCTTTCAAATCCTCCAAATATTCTTTTTCTTTATCGTCATCCCAGCCAGATTTAGGATTAACTATAGATTCCGGCCCAAACTTCTTGGACATTGCTTTTTCTATTTTTGCGATTTTGTTTAAATCTTTATTTTTCATTTGCAACCTTATAGAAATAAAGAATATTATAACACATAATAAATAGTTTTTAATAAAAAAGGGGAGGTCCGAAAACCTCCCCAGAGAACTTAAATTATAAGTAAAAGATTACTTGTTCTCTAACTGCTTCTTGAGTGAAGCGATCTGAGCGGACTGCTCTTGGATGGCTGAAACGAGGATAGCGGAGAGACGACCGTAATCGACACCGTATAGACCCTCATCAGAACCGTGTACAGCCTGTGGCACAACTCTCTTGAGTTCCTGCGCCATGAAGCCGAAGTCCTTAGAACCATCTTTTTTCCAAGTGAAGTTAACAGCACGTAGCGCGTTAACAGTCTTAAGACCACCCTCGATTGGAGCAACGTCAGTCTTAAGTCTCTCATCGGAATAGGTTACGAAAGCAGCAGCACGGACCTTGTTCTTCTGGTTCGAACCATCAGCAACGTCAAGCGCATACTCACCATCAGCGTCACCACCAAGCTGCAACCAAGTTGAGCTTGAAGCGTCGGTGAACTTGAGACGGTGATCAGCAGCAACGTACTCCATCTTCTCGTTAGCAGATGCGCCGTAGAAAGTTACGTCAACACCACCAGCGTCCTCACCAAATAAAGTCGCTGAAGCCATCGCGATACCAGCGCTAGCACCGGTAATCTTAAGAAGGTTGTCAGCGCTTACGAACTGGATGCTAGCATCATCGTCGTCACCAAAAATGACACTCTGATCGTCATCAAGAATAGCACCAGCCTGTAGGTACATCTCTTTACCAACAACAATTTCTTCTTGACCATCTGTGGTAACAAATGTCATGTAACCATTTGTGCCTTCCTTGATCTCAAGAGCAGTAGCACTGTTGTCTGAGAGTAGGAAGTCCATGTCGGTAGCAGCAGCAGAAATGCTGTCTACGTTAACATCGCCGGCATCAGAAACGTCACCGCCCTGCATGTCAAGTGAAGTAGCAGCAAGTGCTGTGAAAGTACCAGCAGCAGCAGAGTTGCCACCGATGACTGTGCCATCGATAACACCACTATCTACGTTGATGTTGGTGATTGCTTGGCTGTTCGCATCAAGCGCAGCACCAAGCTGATCAGCACGTAGCTCATCGATGTAAGCAACACCATCAAGGTAAAGGTCTTGCCACTCATTAGAAGGACCACCAAGGTCGTAGCTGTCATCCTGACCTGGATCAAAACCACCAGCGTGGAAGAAACCAATGCTGTCGCCTCCAACTTGCACCTCTAGAGCAGAGTCGCCATTTGACCAAAGAACAGCAGCGTGTCCATCGGAAGTGGCGCCACCGCCAATCTGGAAACCACCACCGTCAGAAGCAGCAGCAGAAGCAGATAGAGCAGAAACAATTTTCTTGTCAGAAACTTCTAGAGTTGTAGCAGTCTCAGTTACACTGTTAATAGTTGTAACGTCAAGAGTGTCAACCTTAATCGCGGAAGCGGTTAGCTGGTTGATTGAACCGATGTTTTTGCTAGCGTCAAGGACAAGAGCCTTGCTCGCGGCTGCAGTACCAGCAGACACACCGTCTAGGTAACCAAGCTCTGTAGCATCAACAGTTACAGCGTCAAGAGTGAAGCTTGTATCAGCAGAAAGTGTACCGTTAACGGTTAGAGCACCATCAGCGAGTGACATTAGGTCAGTGTCAGAATCACAACCAATGGTTGAACCATCATCAACTGCTAACGATTTAAGAGCAACGTCGCCATCAGCGTCAACTGTGAAACCGGTCATTGTGACGGTTCCAGCGGTTAGATCGCCTGTCATGTCTAGGTTGCGAAGGCCACTGATGTCTACGTTAGCATCAGCAACAAGAGCCTTGTTGGCTGCAGCATTACCATTGGTAATACCATCAAGCTTTTCAAGGTCAGTCTCATCCATATCGGCAGAACCGATGATGAAAGAGCCTTCTGCTGTGACGTTACGGAAGCCAGAAGCGTCCTTGTTCGCGTCAACAACAACTGCTTTACCAGCAGCAACAGTACCATTAGTGATACCGTCAAGTTTTTCGAGGTCTGCCTCACTCATATCGGCATCACCGATAATGAATGAACCTACAGCGGTAACGTTACCGGCTGCGGACATACCAACGTTCATACGAACTAACTCAGAGCCTGCGGCGCCTGAGAGATAAATTGAGCCACTCGCCTCTGGGGCGGCGGCAGTGTAAGATTGTAGGTCAATATACTTACCATACTCACTTACTGTAGCGGGACTAGCCATGTTTAAAATCCTCCTTATAGATTATCCCAGCCGCACGTA